TTACATTGCAACCCCTTCAGTAGGTGAATTTGGGGCAATCTTCACCAATCTTGGCAAATCACGCCAAAAACGACGGTTTTCAGGCAATTCACAGAAAAGATGGTCAGTTTACCGGCAGAACTTTTGTTCCAACTTGTCAGATAGATGTCCCTGCGAGTATGCTATTCGGGGGTTAAAAGGGCGGAACTACACCGAAACTTTTGGGGGTGAAATTGGCGCAAAATAACGCAATGGCCCAACCGGAAACAGTGGCCTATCTATTGGAAGAACTCCACAGTGCCGGGGTGACGTACCAGAAAGTAGCCGATACCATCGGCGTGACCTGGATGACAGTGCATCGCTGGGCGTATGGGACATCCCATCCTCGCCCTGCTTTACCCGTCAATGTGGAACTGTCCCGGCTGTTAATCGGGGAGCATATGGCAGCAGACGTTAAGACCCATCATCAGACTGAGCCTGCTTTAACGGATTTAACACGTTAAATTTAACGGTTAAAAGCCCGTTTTTAATTTTTAATTTAACCTATATAAAGGGGTTGTTAAATTAAATCTCAAGACACGGGGACAAGTGGGCGCAGGGGCGCACACGTTGTGCGTGTGCCGCTAGTCTGGTGGAGGAGTAGCTGTGATTACACCCGCCGGAAACGCTATGGAATCCACTGGGGGGAATCCGAACCGGAATGTCACCTAATCATGTTCGAGTGTCTCGGCCTGATAAGTAGCCGCTCCCGTTCATTCAATATAGAAGGGGTCACATTGGAAGGACAACTGCCGATGCTCACCGACGATGAGAAGCTGGCCCTGGTGAAAGCATTGCGTTCCCAGGTGGAATCCCGAACCGGGTGGACAGTCAACGGATTACGCCAGGAATTGATAGACTGGGAAGGGGTATAACAGAATGATTGAGCTTGGGAATGTCTGCCAAGATTGCGTTAACGCATGGGTTCAAATCTATATGCAGGCCGGAGGAGTACAGTCAAGCCAAGACATAACCTACGAGTTAGTTGGGCCTGATGATTGCGAGGAATGTGAAGGCGAAATCGCCGAATACAACGCATCGTTTGAGGGGTAGAAGATGGTCACGTTCAAAGACCGGATAATAGACTTACGCCGTATCCCGGCCCAGGAATTGCAGGCCAATCCGAAGAACTGGCGGCGCCATCCAGCCAGTCAACGGGCAGCTTTGCAGGGCATCTTGGAGGATGTGGGCTTTGCCGACGCTGTCATCGCCAGAGAAACGCCCGATGGCCTGGAATTGATAGATGGACATCTGCGCCAGGAAGTCATGGGCGACCAGCTTATCCCGGTGTTGGTGTTGGATGTCACCAAAGACGAAGCTGACAAGATGCTGGCAACCCTCGACCCTCTGGCAGCGATGGCCCAGAGCGATAAGCAGGCTTTGAGTTCATTGCTGACCAATATCCAGACTGACAATGAGAAACTGTCGGCGATGCTCTCCACGCTGGGGATATTCGACACTGAACACGTCGCCATTGATGAACTGCATCCCCATCCCCGCAATTATGTGAAACATCCCGAAGCCCAATTGGAACACCTGGCCCAAAGCATTAAAGATTATGGGTTATACCGGAACGTGGTGATAGCCCAGGATGGTACGATACTGGCAGGGCATGGAGTGGTTGAGGCAGCCAGGAGGACGGGATTAGTGACCATCCCAGTCGTCCGATTGGGGATTGGTGCCGATGACCCGAAAGCATTGAAGCTATTGGCAGGGGATAATGAGACTTCCAACCTTGCGGCAGTGGATGATAGAGCGTTGACGGATATGCTCAAAGAGATTTATTCAACCGGCCCCGGTGCGTTGGTTGGCACAGGATACGATGAGCAGATGCTTGCCAGCCTTGCGATGGTCACACGCCCCCAAGAGGAGATTGAAGACTTCGACGAGGCCGCTGAATGGTTGGGGATGCCTGACTTTGAATCATCGGACGAATTTGAAGGTCAACGGCTCCTTGTCCGGTTCGATTGTGAAGCTGACCGTGACGCCTTCATGGAAACATTGCGCACCCTTGACCCGAACTTCAAGCCTGTTATACGCTCAAAGAAAGTCTGGTCTACATGGTGGCCCTGGCACGATAAGGACGATGTGATGTCGGTACGCCTTGAAAGTTAAAAACACCGCCAATCTATTGCCTCGCTACCCGGTATACGTCCCGTCCAAGGGCCGGGTGGATGTCAACACCACAGCGAAACTATTATTACGGGATAGCGTCCCATTCTATCTGGTGGTGGAGCCACAAGAAGCAGACATATATGCAGCGAGATTCGGGCGTGACCGATTGCTGGTATTGCCAGCTAACGACCAGGGCTTGGTATATGTCCGTAATTGGATTAAGGGCCATGCTACCGATGCGGGATACGAACGGCATTGGCAACTGGACGATAACCTCACCGAGACATTTCGGGCGTATCGCCCCACTGGGTTGAAATTGTCCAAACGGCTCCCCTGTCAGGCTGGCATAGCGTTGCGGGTCACTGAAGATTTCGTTGACCGTTACACCAATGTCGCCATCGCTGGGCTGAATTATGATTTCTTCGTAAGCCAGGTCAACGAGAAGCCCTTCCGGTTGAATTGCCACGTCTATTCCTGTACGTTGGTGTTGAATAGTCTGCCGCACCGATGGCGGTTGAGATACAACGACGACACGGATTTCTGCCTCCAAGTCTTGGCTGATGGTTGGTGTACCGTCCAGATGCAAGCCTTCCTCGTCCACAAGAAAAGAACCATGACGGTCAAGGGTGGGAATACGCCGATATATCAGCAAGACGGGCGATTGGAGATGGCTCGCTCACTTGAACGAACATGGCCTGGGGTGGTTAAGACTGGGAGGCGGTTCAAGAGGCCTCAACATCTTGTCCACAGTTCATGGGGCAAATTCGACACGCCATTACAACGCCGCACCGATATTGATTTCGACAACCTATCGGCTGATGCTTATGGGATGTCCCTCCGGCAAGCGGCCCCGGAGATTAAAAGCGAGAGACTGAAACGGCTAGTAGCTGAAGATGAGAAGTAAGATTTATGTATTTAGTAAGCACTCCTCCTAGCCGATTCCTTAACGACTTCTTGAACAAATACGCCAGGATGTATCCGATAGATAAGCAATGCGCTAAACATATTATTGACCAAACTATCCAGCACAGGCGAGCGAGCAAACGGTATCCGGTGCCATTACCACAGTATACGGTGGAGCAAGAAGACCGGTGGTACGCTTCGATTCAGCGAGGTGAGCCAGATTATACGATATACGATGACGATTACGCCTTTACGGAGATGTGGGTTTGCTGGGCGGTATATAGCCGAAATTATCTGCGTACTCTATTAAAACCTTTCGTATATCCTCTTGTCGAAAACGTCAAGACTATCGCTGACTTGGGCTGTGGCATCAGCTATACAACGGCGGGCCTCAAGCAACTTTTCCCTTGGAGTGAGGTTGTAGGCACCAATTTAGAGGGAACGAAACAGTATGATTTCTGTTCGGCTATGGGTCAATCTTACGGGTTCAAGATGGCGTCGGACATAAAAGGACTTGGACAGGTTGATTTGGTCTTTGCATCGGAATACTTTGAACATATTCTTGCGCCGATAACTCACTTAGAGAATATATTGACTACACTTTGCCCCAAGTTCTTATACATCGCCAATTCGTTTAATACTTGCTCAGTAGGCCACTTTGACCATTATTCGATGGAGCGAAGTGGGACGCTCAAGCAAGATTGGTTGCCTGCATCAAAATTATCGTCGGTATTTAATAAGACGCTCCAAGATTATGGTTATACACGTCTTGAGATTAAAGCCTGGAATAATAAGCCTGCATTGTGGGCGAAAGATGGAGGTAATGATGTAACAGTGGAAAATGTACCTGATAAAAGTGTACCTGTTGCGAAGCCCAAAAAATAAGAGAGGCTCATGATGGCGAACGTTTATATAGTCGGCGGTGCCGGGTTCGGTGGTTCTGGATTGGCGAAGCATTTACTGGAACGGGGTCATAAAATCACAGTCATGGACAGGGTTGGCCCGTTGCAAGCCCCATTATTGCGTCCAATCATTGACCGGATAGATTATCAGTGGTCGAGTATGCTTGATGTTACTCCGGCCCATTTGAAAGACCAGGACATCGTCATCCACTTGGCAGCGCAAGCAGACGTGCCGTACGGGTTCGTTGGGCCACGCCAGACAGTCATGGATAACGTCTTGGGAACGGTCTGTTTATTGGAAGCATTGAAGGATGCTCCGTGGGTCGAGCGGGTCATATACGCCGGGTCAGGTAATGAGTTCGGACGGGCCGAATATTTGCCTATAGACGAGAACCACCCACTGACACCGCACAACCCTTATTCGTTCTCCAAAGCCGCTGCTGAGATGGCTTTCCGTGCGTACCGGCTCAGTTATGACATCCCAGTAGTCTATATGTCCAACGGGGCTGTCATAGGGCCGAATATGCGCCGGGAGATATTCATCTACAAGTGGCTCCGTCAGATTGCCTTGGGCAAACCTTTGCTTATCGAAGGGGGCGACCAGACACGAGACGTCACGCACGTAGATGATGTCGTCCAAGCATGGATTGCGGCAGTAGAAGCCCCGGCTGATGATGTCATCGGGGAAAAGTTCCAAGTCTCCTACGGCGAAGAACACAGCATCGATGACTTGGCTACGATGTGCATCCAGGTCGCTTGGAAAGAGGCGAAGCGCAACGGCGGCCCAGGCCTTGAACGAACCGGAATGTCCCGTGTTCCTCATCGCCCAGGTGAGAAGGGCCAGCGAGAACTATTCACCAATGAAAAGGCCCGGCGGGTGTTGGGTTACGACCCCGTTATTTCCCCGGAAGAAGGCATCGCCAGGACTTGGGAATGGGTCAAAGCTGAAGTGATAGCAGAGAATAGCGGCCTTGCTATTGCGAGGTAGGGTGCAGATGGATGACGCAGAAATCATGGCAGTGTTCGACCGAATCGCCGAGAAGATAGTTGATGCGATAGAGGCGAATACCATACAGCAAATCGAAATCGTTGGGAGATTGGAACGTATCATCTTTGCCCTTGGGAATTTAACGGTTGATGATGATTAGCAACCATGCCTGAGAGTAAGTTATCACCACGGCGTATTGATGCCAAGAACAAGCAGCGGCAGGCCTTGGAGTTGCGGATGGCTGGTAGAACCTGGCAAGAGATAGCCGACAATCTGGGCTATGCCAACCATACCGGGGCGATTGCCGCTGTTAAAACCGCCCTTCAATCAACGCTCCAACCTCCGGCAGACCACTTCCGGTCTTTAACACTAGAACGGTTAACAAAGATACTGCAAGTGCATTGGCCCTTGATGCTCCAAGCTGATGCGGCTTCCACCCGACTATGCTTGCAGGCCATCGGAGACATCCGGCAATTGATGGGAATGGATTCCCCCGCCAAGATGGAGCATACCGGCGCAGATGGTGCGCCCATCAAGCATGAGGTGTTAACGCTAGATATTGGTGACATCAGCGAAGCCATATCCGTCTTGCGAGATGCTGGGGCAGTCCGGGTGGAGTCCAATGGACACACTCCAATTATCGTGGACGGATTACATACCGCATAAACCAACTCCGAAGCAGCTTGCCTTTCTGTTATTGACCAATCAGGAAGCCCTGTATGGTGGGGCGGCTGGCGGTGGCAAAAGCGATGCTCTACTTATGGCTGCATTGCAATACGCCGACGTACCAAGGTATTCAGCCCTGCTCCTAAGACGCTCGTACACTGATTTATCTTTGCCAGGTGCATTGATGGATAGAGCCAAGGCTTGGCTGATGCCTTCATCGGCCCATTGGCGGGATTCTCTGAAGACATGGGAGTTCCCCAGCGGGGCAACCATCACGTTCGGTTATCTGGAAAGGCCGGGAGACGAATACCGCTACCAGTCCACTGAGTTCCAGTTCATCGGCTTCGATGAATTGACCCAATTCACGGAGGCCCAATACCGCTATCTATTCAGCCGGTTACGCCGTCCCAGTGATGTGGAAGTTCCACTCCGTATGCGTTCCGCTAGTAACCCTGGCGGCGTGGGCCATGAGTGGGTGCGTGAGCGGTTCATAGATGCGAGAGGGTCAATCGAGAGCCGTATCTTCATCCCGGCATCATTACCGGATAATCCTTACCTTGACCAAGCAGCTTATCTGGAATCGCTGAACCAACTCGACCCGGTAACTCGTCAGCAATTATTGGTCGGGGATTGGACAGCCCGACAACCTGGAAGTCTATTCAAGAGAGAATGGTTCACCGTCGTGGACGAATTGCCCGTTGTCATGAACCGCAGCGTCCGTTATTGGGACTTGGCAGCGACTCCATTACGGGGCGGGAACGACCCAGACTACACCGCCGGGGTCAGGGTGGATTACGGAGCCGATGGACTATATTACGTGGTGGATGTGCAGCGGATGCGTGGCACTCCCGGTGAGGTTGAAGCACTTATCAGGCAGACGGCGATGATGGATGGGAGCGGGACACAGATATACATCGAACAGGAACCAGGCTCCAGTGGGGTCAATACCATCTACCATTATGTGACCAGAGTCTTGGCAGACTTCACGGTGCGGGGGCAACGGGCCACCGGCTCCAAAGTGGAACGGGCAGGCCCAGTTAGCAGCCAGGCTGAAGTGGGGAATGTTCGTCTATTCCGTGGGGCGTGGCTGGGGCCATTCCTTGATGAAGTGGAAGCGTTCCCGCTGGGCCGCCATGACGACCAAGTGGATGGGCTATCGGGGGCGTTCATGCGGTTGCGTGGGATGCGGCCCGTGGAGCCATTGGTGCATCAATTGGTCGGCACCCGGCGCATGAACCGAACCGACAACCCATTGGGACTTGACCCAGACAACCCGATATATTGGGATGCGTAGGTGGAATGATGGATACAGTGAGTTGGAGCAAGAAATACTATTACACTTTGACCGAATTTCAGCATCAAAGAAACGATGAATGGTTCAGCAAGATGCTGGGACTTTTAACTCCTACCGGAGTGTTGGTAGTCCCTGGCCTTGGGATAGTGTTCAATAAGCAAGGAGAGGAGATAACCAGCGCAACTCCTGGTTTTGGTGGACACCATTAGGTAAGCAGGGTATTCAATGACGCACGGAGAGCGTTTTAAGGGCGGTTAAAGTCTTTAGTTGTATAATCCCCACCACTGACCCGAACAATCGGTAAAGGAGACAGATATGGTACTGATGAGGGTTAACGGCCTTGACCCGGTAGCGGAGTCCATGATGCGGTGGGTTCAGCAGCAGGCCGACGATAGGCGGGCCGATTATGAACTGGCCCGACGCTATTATGGCGGCGACCATGACACCGCCCTCACTGACCGCCTCAAGAAGTTCTTACCGCCCAGGCTACAGTTCCGTGACAACTTTATGAACGTGGTAGTGGACAGCTTATCGGAGCGATTAAGCGTGATTGGTTTCGAGGTTGAGAATGACGCCGTTGCGGAATGGGCCTGGGATTTGTGGAATCGCAACCGCATGGACTATATCCAGAATGTAATCCATGCCGAAACCATCATGCTGGGCGATAGCTACCTGTTATGCGATTGGGATGAGGACAACCAACGGCCCCGCTGGACTCACCAGATGGCCGAAATGATAATGCCGCACTATAACGAGGCCAGCCGGGAGATAGATTGGGCCAGCAAGAAGTGGATACAACGCCCCCACCTCGGGGAAGAACCAGAAACTCGACTGAACTTATATTACCCTGACCGGGTTGAGAAATACGTCGCCAAGGGTGGCGTGTGGGGGAAATACCAGGACGATATGGACGAGACTTGGCCTGTGCCTTGGCTGGATGGGTCGGGCCAACCCTTGGGAGTTCCCCTTATACATTTCCGCAACCGCCCGATGGGTTCAGACTTCGGTCAGTCCGAGATAATCAACGTGATTCCTATGCAGGATTTATTGAACAAGACCCTGATTGATTTGACCATGATATTGGACACGCTGGCCTTCCCCCAGCGGTACACTTTGAACGTCAACCACGGGGCAAGCCGATTAGATATATTGCCAGGGAGCGTCACAGAGTTCCATAGTGAATACGATGGCGGCTCAGTGGGTCAATGGAGCGCAGCCAACGTGGACGGCCCTCTACGAGCGATAGAGTCGCTTGTGCAACATATCGCAGGCACCACCCGCACCCCACAACATCTGTTTCAGATAATGGGTGGTGCGCCCAGCGGAGAAGCCTTGAAGACGGCTGAATCGGGGCTGGTCAACAAGGCCCGACAACGCATGGTCAACTTCGGTAATTCATGGGAAGACTGCATCATGACAGCGATGCGCATCCAAGCAGCCTTCGGGCAGGCCCAACCAGAGATAGATGAAGGGTCTATCCGCACCACATGGGACGACCCAGAGACTCGCAACGAGATAATGCACCTTCAATCCTTGGTTATCAAAAGAGACTTGGGCGTGAGCAAGACCCAGATATTGCGAGAGATGGGATACAACCAAGAGCAGATAGATAGCATGGGGGAAGATGTCCAAGCCGAGCGAGTCTCCGAGACTAATATCGGGGCTGAGATATTGCGGAACTTCCAAGCCGGGACGGTCTAATCATGCCAGCAACCTATCGGCCTCCAAGGGCAATCTCAACGCAGGGTTCAATGTTGCCTGACGTAATGGAAAAGGTCGCAGGGGATAACCGGGATAAGATTTGGCATCTTTTCCAACAGACACCAGAAATCGCCCATGATGACGCCCTCCTTCAGCTTCGCTACTGGGAAGAATTTGATGGTCTAAAAGAAGTTCTGGGCGATGGTTATGACAGTTTTGTTAAGTGGTATCTTCACAAGGCCACCAATGCGGAATCGTTACGCCGCTCTCGCCAGAGTATGACTGAGCATGGAACATTGCCCCAGCGTACTCCCGTCAAGGAGAGGCGTGCATGGTTGGCTGAGATTTGGAGAAAATACTGGGGGCCGTATAGATAATGCCACCACCTGAAGCCCAGAAAGCCGTGGAGGAATTGGCCCGTCAAGTGGCAGCACTCGACCAGGCTACCGCCGCTCGTATCATCAACGAGTACGGGGTGGTTTACACGGAACTCCAAAAGGAAGCCGCCAACGTAGTCAGAATCGGGCAGCAGCGTAATCTCAAAATCTGGGAAGTAAATAAGATGACCCGCCTCGCTGAATTGGAAGGCCAGCTAGTCGCCAATGTGAACCAATTCAGCCGGGTCGCAGGA